TTTATAACCGTAATTAGAAGAGGAATATATATGAGTTGGGGAGAACAAGCACCAAAGCAGAACGCAGAACCAAAGACCGCAGAACCATCGAGTAAGTTCGATGAGGACTATTACAGAAATCTGTTTGATAATAACAGAGTAAACGCTATGCGTCATCGTATGGCTTTTGTAGGACATGAAAACACCCTCAAGACAGGATTAGCATTGTCTTTACTAAAAGACGAAATAGAAGCAGGTAAGACTGTATATTTATTTGACATTGACAATTCCGCTAGGTCAACCGTAGACGTTGTGTATCCTGATACACCTAACGTAGTCGTTCTACCGTTGCACGATGAGACAGATGACTCTATCTTTGACGAGGACAACAATGTAGATTACAAAGCACTACTAGACAAAACTTCTTGGTATGTGAACATACTTGCTGATAAGGTAAAAGAAAACCCTGAATCAGTCGGTGGTGTCATCTTTGACGGTGGCTCTACTTTTTTAAAGTGGTGTGAACACGCTATGAGAGCATCGTTACTAAGTCGTGGTGTTATTGAAGAAGAGGGAGATACTTTTAACCAAAAAGAATGGCGTGAGAGAAACAGACTTTACAGAAATGTACTTACTAGATTACACAGTCTAAACGTGGCTAAGGTATACTTTACCTTCCATCTAAAGGCTGTATCACAATACATGGATGACGGTACAGGTAAGAAAGTATTGATGACTGTTGGACACAGACCTGAATGGGAGAAAGGTACTATGCGTAAGTTCTCTCAACAAATCTTCCTAGCAAGATACCAAAAGAAGGCTGACTTGGCCGCAGGTGTCGAAGGTGACAGAAACCTAAAAGATAATGAGTGGGTTGTACGAGCAAAGATAGAAGAAATGAAAGGTCAACATATTGAAAAGGTTGGCTCAGTACATGACGTAGCACGTATTTCTGACGGTAAGTTTGAGTTTATAGGGTTAGAGTGGTTGAAGTGACTAATCAAATAGTAGTGGAGACTGACTCGTTGAAGTGGTTGTTACAGTTAGCACAACGTAAACAAACAATTGACGGTAAAAGTATTCCTCAGATACACTCTGCTATGCTAATGGCAGAGAACGGTAGACTGCGCTGCGGCTCTTTGGTTAAGGATGGTGTTACTTCTTTAATCAACGTCTCTATACCTTGTCACGGTAATTGTGATTTAGGTTACGCTATCTCAGACATTGATAACGTCTTAGGTATCTTAAAGTATCACGGTGGTGTTTTGACTATGATTAACAAAGGTAGTAAAATTGTATTCAAGAGTGGCAGTAAACAAACTACTATCACAGGGAATACCGATTCTAGGGCTTTCCCACACACGGCAGAAACTATGGCACAATGGTATAAGAAGTCCCAATCTATCATCAATAAGATAGATGGCCTAGCCATGACCTATACTAAAAACGATGGCTCTGTGATAGAACCTACACTACTTTTCTCAGACTTAAACACTACCTCTTTGTATGAGGCGTTTAGGTGTGATTCTATGAACGGACAAAAGTTTAACAAATACAAATTATCTTGTGAAGATGGTAATTTATATGTAGACGTTGGAGAAGAACTTAAAGGTAAAACTAAGTCGTTGGTTGCAGAAAATTGTGCAAATATAGATTTCGAATCTACTTACAACGGTGGGTTAGAAGAAGTATTTAGAAACCTTAATAGTGATGTCAATATCGCTATATGGGACTTTACAGAGGCAGACATGGGTTATCCTATGCTGATTACGCTAGGTGATGGCGATTTTATATTCCAAATGAGTAATTTGGGGGAGTGATAATATGCAAATAGTATTAAGTGATATAGAAATAGGCGAAAACAGAAGAACGATTACCGTAAAGGGGGAGTTATACAAAGTGTTTGTATCTGTTCAACCCGCATCTAATAAAGGTATGCACCGTGATTATGAGTGGTTGCGTACTGAATACGTAGATAATGGTAAAACTATGGCAGAGATTGGCGTTATGTGTGGTGTAACACCTATGGCAATAAACTCTTGGTTGAACAAACATAACATTGAAACACGTAGTAGAGGACATAGGAAATCTTTATAATCGTAATTAGAGGAGTTAATCATATGCGACCTATAAAGATAGATACGTGTTTACATTGCGGTTCTTATAACGACAGATATTGTGGATGTTGGAGAGATAGATTATGGTAGCCATGAAAAGAAAGTTTTTTGCTCCTTGTACCGAGTGTGGTGCTGAGTTTTCATGGATGTACCATGATACCGTAGAAGAAGAGGGCGATATATTTGTCTGTGAAAATTGTAATCATATGATAATTGATAGAAGTGTTGCCGAATGATTATAGAAAGAGGCAGGGGCAGGGATGTAATAGTCCGAGGCCGTGACAAAAAAGGCGTTAGATACGAAAAAACCATTAGTGGTTATTGGCCTTATGCTTTTGTTTCTGATGAGGATGCCGAACATATAGAGGATGCGGTAAAAAAGGAAACTGGTTACAAAGGTCTGTATGGTGAGAATCTAACAAAAATTGTTTGTGCTACACCTGCTGACATAAAAAACCTTTCTTATCATGGTACTACATGGGAAGGCAACATTCCTTATGAGAATAGAGTACTTGCTGACTACATAAATGATGGTAACGAACCGATAGAGAATTACAAACACAGAACTTGGTATATGGATTGTGAGTGGTCGCCCACGACCAATAAAATGAGAGTGATGGTTGTTTATGATAATTTTACCGAAAAAGAATATGTATGGTTTGTCGAAGAAACATTAGGTGATGAGTATAAACACGGTAAAGGTAAAGCCTTTAGAGAGTACGGTGGTTACACATACGAAACACCTGCTTTGGCATTCAAGACAGAGCGTTCTATGCTAATACATTTCTTAAGACATATGAAAAAATGCGACCCTGACATAATTACTGGATGGTATGTTGTAGGTGCAGATATAAGACAGATTATGGAAAGATGTAAAGCATGTGGTCTTTCCGAATTGACACTATCACCTATGAGAAGAGTAAGATACGAGTTTAAAGATTGGGCGCAACCTATCGTTGGTAGGAATTGTATAGATTTGATGATTGCTGTATCTAAATTGTGGGAGTTGAAGAACGGTAAATTACCTTCTTACAAACTAGATGATGTAGCATTTGAGATATTAGGAGAAAGAAAAATAGAGTTGGAAAAAGGACACAATGAATCTTGGTGGGAAGATAAAGCACTTTACCTACATTATGCAAGACAAGATGTTAGATTGCTCCCTAAACTAGACCAAGCAGTAAACGCTTTGGATTACTATACATCTCTACAACACATTGTACAATGTGATATACGCTCTACACCATTTATTACTAAGATGTTCACACAATTAGTGCTTACAGACTCCGAGTTTGATAGAAGGATTCCTACTAAACCACAGTTCTCTAAGGTAGATTACGAAGGCGCTGATATATTAGATGTCATTCCCGATGTATATGACAACGTAGGTATCCTAGATATCAAGGCTATGTATCACAGCAACGCTGCTAAATATAATATATCTTGGGATACTTTATCTGATGATGGTGAAGATTGTGGTAATGGTACTAAGTTTATACAAGGCGACAAAGGTTTATTGGTAAGACAGATGGATAAGATGACCAACCTCAGAGATATTTTTAAGATGAAAATGTTTGTGAGTGATGGTGCAGAAAAACGTAAATGGGATTGTATGCAGTTTGCTGCAAAATCCCTAGTAGCATCTATGTATGGTGTTTGTGGTGATGCTAAGTACGGTATGTATCATCCTGAGATAGCCGCAGCGATAACATACACTTCTAGGAATACTCTAGGTGAATTGATGGTTGAGGCACAAAGAGTAGGTTTCAACGTATTCTACGGCCACACAGACTCAGTATTTTGTCAAATACCTTCACCTGAATTGGGTATGAGATTATTACCGCAAATAAATGAAAGAATGAGTCCTATCATAGTGCAGTTTGAAAAATGGTGTCCTAGACTTATCATGGTAGCCAAGAATAGATATACCGGAAAAGTAACTTGGACTGACGGTGAACATCATGACCCAACAATATATGTAAAAGGTATAGAAATGAAACAAAGTAGAATGCCTACTGTTATGAAAGAGGCTATGTTGAATACTATTACGGGTATACTAAATAATGACAGCGAAAGCGACACCACAAAAAATGTAACAAACTTAATAGAATCTGTAATGAGTGGTAAAACACCCGCACAAGACTTATGTATGAAAGGTAAAATAGATAGAGATTTATCACAGTATAAAGTTTTGTCGGGTTCATCGGCAGGTGCGGCATGGGCTAATGAGTTTTTAGGTAAAGGGTATAGAGCAGGTTCTTTCTTCTTGGTAACTCTAGACGAAGATGGTAAATACATAGCCTTTGATGACCCTTCTGAAATAGAAGGTATAAAGGAAATAGGTACTAAGATTCTTGTAGATAGATTTATCATAAAAAAAATATTACCTTACTATGCTTTAGCGGGTTGGGATATGCAGCCACTAGAGAATGCTAAAAATGGTCTATCTAAATTATCTTGGTTGTAGAAGTCTTTATATCCGTAATTAGTTGACATATAGTTATGTCTAAGAAGATAACACAGGATGAACTAGAAAAGGTCATTAATGCTTTTGGTAAAGAAGTCGGTAATGCATTGATGTTGATGGGTAACGATTTGATGAAAATGCAAAACTTACTTTACTTGCATTTACAAGAAGAAGGTAAATTGGAAAAAATAAGTTGTGCCTCTTGTAGTAACGAATTGTTAAGACCTACTGTAAAAGGTATAGAAAAGAGTGACCATTGCCCTGCATGTGGTAAAAATATATTTGCTGATAAACAAACTACCTTTGAAGATTGGGATAGCGGTAAAACAGAAGAAGAGTGATAGTATGAAGGCTACACCTGAACAAACAGCAGCATCTTCTTACAACCCTCTGAACGGGGGTATACTAAGATTGAGTAAATCTTCTTACATGAAGTATCTAATGTGTCCTAGACAATTTTATTGGTCTTATGTGGCAGATATACCTAGACCCCCTGCCACCGAGGAAATGATAAGGGGTACTAAGATACATACTGTTATGGAAGCAGGTCTGTTAGAAGGCTCTGAATCAGTAATGATAACGGCTGAGAAAGAAGGTGTCGCTGATGACGAAGGTGTTGATTCTCTAAATCTATTACTACACCAAATAGCCTACGATTTAGGTGGTTTTGATGTAGTAGAGGCAGAAGTAAAACACGAAGTGTATGAAAAGATAGGCGACCAAGAAATTATATGGGTAGGTCTGATAGATGGTGTTCTACGCAATCCACAAACAGGCGGTCTTATCTTGGTAGAGTTGAAAACAGGTAACATGGGTATGTCTAAATTAGGTAGAACACGTAAAGAATTGGTGTACTATACTAGATTACTTAGAAAACTAGGGTATGATGAAGTAACACATTTCCTGTACGTTACACCTGATTACGAGATACCTGAAGATGGTGATGATAAATTATTATTAGAAGGTAATAAAAGAGGTAAAAGACAATGGGTTGGTGCGGAGCGTGGATACGCTCTACTAGAGCCGTTCTTGGAGCGCTCATATAATGCCTTCGAGGAATCATTATATGACACTATTGACTCAATCACTTCCCATCAATGGGATATGAATTGGAATGACTATTTCTGTCCTATGTGGTGTGATTTTTCACTTAACTGTGAAGCAGAATTAAATGGTATTACGGAGTGGGGTTTATGATAGGAATGAAGTGCATAGCGTGTGGTTCAGATGACCTATGGGAAGGCTCAGAGGTAATATGGAGAGTAAACGGCCAAGAAGGAAACGCACCCGAACAGATTACTATTTGGGCTTGTGAGTGCGGAAGTCAACAAACGGAGTGAACGAAATGCCGTTGAGTTTTCCTAGAGAGATTGGTCTACGACGTACTCCTTGTTTGAGCCGAAACGATTTTGACTCTTACGTGAATAGTATTAACGGAAAAGCATCTTGCTATACTTCACTATATTCCTTCGAAAGAAAGGATGAATTAAGACCTTGGAAAATGGATATAGAATCAGTAGTTATGGATAGAGCATGGTGGGATTTTGATATGTTAGAAGGTGGTACTTTGGAAGATGTAAAAAAAGATGTAGCCACCTTAGTTGCTAGATTAAATGGTGATGTACGTACAGTATTCACAGGTAGAGGATTTCATGTACATCAGTTCTTCGATAAAGAAATAAAAGGTACTAGTATAGCAAAACATCTAGACAGATACCAACGCCTGATGGCTAAAGACCTAAAAACATTAGACGGTGTAGGATTCCCACAAAAACTTACACGCATTCCTGATACATTCAACCCTACTAGGCGCAGATGGTCTGTAAATATAGATACAGATGCATTCATAAAAAATCCTATCGCCTACAATATCCCTAGTAAACCACAACAATCTCTTTTACATCTAGACCCGTTTAGAGGCGAAATGCCAAAACAAAGATTCAATATAATAAAGTGGATTGCTGATAATCCTAA